TGAAGAGGATCTCGGCACCAGCACATACTCCCCGCTCTCAATCGCTGCAATCGTGTCGGCGTGCTTGGCGTAGGATTGGGCTGCTTTAAATATTATTCGTGCGTCAAGAGTATTGGCAATACAATCCTCGCGTTCCCAGTACTCTAAAGCCTCATTCAGCGCGTCAAGTTCTTCAACCGCATCCCCGCCCTGCGCGTCCACATGGGCGGCAGTGGCGTTGGTTAAGGCATCAACGCATATTTTTAAAATTTCAACCGTTATTCTCGGCTTTGATGATGTTCCAATAGACCATATACAGTTCTCTTTATCGTCAATTTTTGGATGCGATATTGTTTCAATACAAAATTGCAACGCCTCAAGCGCGTCATTCGTGTTTGTCATCTTATAATAGCCTCTATTTTTCCTGTAATAACATCCACAGTAATGTTTAAAATTTCATTGGTGATATTTGCCGCCTGCGTCTGTGTAAGACCTCTGTTTACTAAAACTTGCGCAGTTATCGCGGCCATAGTGTTGATCGCACCTACTGGTGTTTTTTCAAACTTATGTTCAAGTTCTTCTTCTGTCACCCTAACAACTCCCCTCAGCTTCCAATTCAATCAACGGCATAATTTCAGATAAATTCGGGAAGCTAAAGCAATTCACCTGATTGTAAAATTGCTTATCTGCCCGCGTATCCGTAAAACGATTATTCACAAAGTCAAAAATTTGCATTTATTCCTCCCGCTCTTTGCGTAAATTTGAATAGTAATCTTCCATTTCATCTTCTTTTGATACCGGGAGGCCGTCATATTGCTTTTCGGCTTCACAAATAAAACCTTCAATCGTGATGATATTATCCTCAAAAATACGGCCAAAATTCAAGTAAAATGATCGGCATATGTCACTGTTTGCCCAAACTTCATAGCCGTCAACTTCAATATGGCTAACTTTTCCACTCTCAAAATATACCTTAATCTCTGCCCCGCGCTTGTCTTTTGTCGTGGTGCATTCCCATCCGTTTACTAATTCAATTTCTGAAAATTCTATGTTCATGTTGTAATCTCCTCGTTTCTGATTAGACAATATCAAATCACTTTTTTATTGTCAAATAATAATTTTATGAATATACTATTTTTATAACTGATTTTAGAAAGGTCAATAAATGAGCGTATCCATTAAAATTCCAAAAGATGTAAACCATCGCATTGCTAAAATTAAAGCGCATTGCAAAGTTCACGATAATATAGACCTGAAAACGCCTGATATTATTGAATACGGCATTCATCTGGTTGAAAAAGAAAGAGGGATTGTGCAATGATCTACCCTGCAATGTGCATTGATAGCGATAATGTCACTTATTTTGGTAATATATTGGCTATAAACCAAAAGCCGATAGAGCAAGATAATGATGTGTTATCTGCACTAATGGCGCAAACACAAAAAGACATTCGCGCATATTTTGACAATACAATAAAAGAAACTCCAGCGTGTCTTTGTTATGACATTCTGGAGCTGTTTGAATACGAAGTGAATTACGCTTTTGAGAAATGGAAAGAAAAATATAAACCCCTCTTTTGAGGGGTTTAGTTTAGATGTATCAATAAACTCTTAGCGGCATTAACACAGAAATTTGACCTTCAAAATCATTACCCTTTACTAAAAAAGGGCTTTCCTTATCTTTATACCCATAAGTCCCGCTGCACATTTGAGTAAGGTAATTTATACGGAATCCAGCATCAATATCTATTGTTGTATCCCAATAAATGCCTGTTTTTATAAAATCGTCATTTACTGTAATTTTTTTATCTAAAAAACGTACTGCGGGATGGTTTGATCCATTTATCTTTGCAATAGCGGTCACTTTTGGTTTAATTGCAATCATTTCATGAACATCAATTTCCCCTGTTTTTTCAAAATCGTTTGGAATAACGCACATATAATCAGGATATGTTCCGTCCATTACTTTTGAAATTAAAGTAATTCCCCCAACATTTGCACAAATATAGTTTTTGTAAAATGTAATACTTGCGCAATTTGCTTTAGTTTCTTTAAATAAAGCTAATATAGTATTTATAGCTTTTGAAGGTATTATTATATTTTCATCAAGATTGCATTTAATATTAACCATATGCAACATATGACCGTTCGTTGCAACCATGTGGTTTTTATTAAAGCATATTCCACAAAAGTAATATCTTGTAATTTCATTAGACATTGTGCGTGATACAAACTCAAGTGACTTAATCCCGACTGCGTCAAAAGTTATTTCATCTAAAGCATCCCCAAGTCGTTCAAGTTCAAGATCTGGGAAATCAATCATTTTTGAATTTTTATCTTCAATATAAAGACCCGCTAGTATGCCTTCTTTGTAATACAATCCGTCATTTAGCGTGGTTGTTGTTTTTATCCAAACGTCCATATCGGTTGTTGTCGCAATGCCATTAGAAACATAAACACGTTCCAATACAGGAATACTCGATCTTTGAATATTCTTTAGCAACACTTTACTTTTAATTGGTTTTTCCATTTTATCCTCGTTTCTTAAAGTTAAACTCATTAAATATACTTATCAAAGCTTTGGTGTTCATCCTCATATTCATCATCATCATTATTTAAAATTGCTTTAGCGCAAAATGACAAAATCCAAGCGCAGAATATCAGCACCAAAAGAATTAAAAGCATTCCGATCATTACAAATAAGAATATATCCATTTATTTTTCCTCATTTAATTTGTTTAGCAACTCAGTGTATTTGTTAAGCAGTGAATCAATCGTGCGGTTTTTGCTTTTTTGTTCATTTTCAGCAAATACCAAAGCAGCTCGAATATTATTAACCTGCTTTTCAAAAGTGTAATTTCTTTGCAGGTTTTCTGGATGCTGGTAAAAGTTCGCTTTTAAACTTGCGAGTTCGGCTATGGCTTTTTTAAACATATTTATCCTCCATCATTTGTAAAACAGCTTGCTTAAATTCTTCGTCATTGGTCCATTTGTACTCTTTGCCGTTACTTTTTATAAGTGCATTACGCGGCGCATCCCATAGAAAATAGCTTGCAAGTTCTTTAATATCGGTCAATGTAAAAAAAGCATCGTCCAAAGCTTCAACAAAGCAAGTTAAAAGCTTTGCATCGCAAATAGTTAAATAAATGCAGTAATCACCCTGAAGCTTAAGTAATTCTCTATTCACTTTGCGATATTCATCGTCTCTGGACTTAATCATCAAAAGCGCGGCAATGTATTTATTTTCGTCCATAACCAACTCCAAACACTAAATCTAATATTTTTGCATCTTCCCCGATGTAGCACCGCCTCCAATCCAAAGTTCGCCATATCCCGTTTTTTTGCCTAAATACTTTAATCATTCCTTCCCCCATTCTCAATATCCCAAATCCGCGCCTGTGTGATGGCGTGTAGTTCTGCTAACTCCTCCGTTGGTAATTTATTTGCACTGACATGTAGTTTACCTTTCGACATACCACAGTGGCAAAAATCATCAGATGCTGCATAGTTGTATATTCTAACTTCCCACCCATCAGGCCGCGCAGATTTTAGGGCAGTTCGGGAGCGGGTGACACTCACACCATATCCATTTAGTGTTCTGTTCTTTATTAACCCATGCTTTAATGTTTGAAGTGTAAGATTATTATACATTTTATTTTCAGAAAGATGGTGGTGTAATTCTTCGGTTGTCATTTTAAATCTGAAAGCAAGGAATGCTTCATCAATCTCGTCCAGCGTCTTTACATGATCGCGCAGGATTTCTTCCTCGGTGTATCCTGCAAGACATTCAAGCATCTTAAGGATGTGTTTCCCTTGTTCAATTTGTTGTGTTGTCATTTCTTAACAAACCTCCCTCTTGGCCCGCGCACAGGCTTCCATTTTAAAACCTCGGCATACAGCGTATTGCGCTCTTTAATCAGTTCAAGCTTTTCATCAACAGTACGCGGATATGATAAATCCTCTGGTTCGTGCATAAAAACCATAACAAAATACGCAATTCCAATCCCTGTGATAATTCCTAGTCCGAATTCTAACATTGCTTTACACTCCCATCTTTGTTAAATGCCACAGTCGCTCCGGATGTAAACTGATAATAAAGTACACCATCGATGCAAAGGGATGAATATCCAGTCAAAGACGCGCTTGCTTTTTCAAACACACCACATCCCGTAAGAAAAAAAGTTACTAAAATAAAACACATAATCTTTGTCATCGCACAACCTCCGCAAATTTTTCATATTGATACGCTCCTTTAGTTTCCTCTAAAATTTCTGCCAGCGTGTATTTTTTCTTTAAAGTCTTTTGACTCATAAAGTGCCTACAACCAGCTTCACACGCACCTGTAATAACACTATAAATCCCCGCCCATTCCATCGGTGTTTTAACGGTATCAAGCGGCATGTTACGATAGATCGACACATCCCTATCTTGTAATTTGAAGACAAGAGCCTCACGTGCCGCTTTAATCGTATCCCCATGCGCATGATACGTTCCGTTTGTTACAACATACATGATCTTTTTTGACCCAATCATGCGGGTTTTCGTTATGCTTCCTTTAGTGCTTACGTGTATTGAGAGTATCCCGTCAAAAAAGCATTTCCCCTTTAACGATACCTTTTCATGGATTCGGGCATAAATTACATTTCTGTCTTGTCTTTTCGGCGCACCCTCAAGACTGGTGAGCTGGTTGTTGTGGCAATAGAAGTACCCCCCAACCTCACTTGGTGCACCCTCAAGACTGGTGAGCTGGTTGTTGGCGCAATGGAAGTCCCCCCCAACCTCACTTGGTGCACCCTCAAGACTGGTGAGCTGGTTGTTGTAGCAAGGGAAGTACCCTCCAACCTCACTTGGCGCACCCTCAAGACTGGTGAGCTGGTTGTTGTAGCAATGGAAGTTCCCTCCAACCTCACTTGGCGCACCCTCAAGACTGGTGAGCTGGTTGTTGGAGCAATAGAAGTCCCCGTCCCAGCGTGCATTTTTACCGTCTATTTTATTCCCTTGAGCGTCAAAAAGCTGGATGCTTCTTTTTTTGCCTTCAACTTTAACTTCCCATTTTACTGCTAAAATCTTTGTCATCGGTGTATATCCTTAGTTAAATTCATCAAATAAGCTTAAAGTCTGACTTGTCAAATTGTCATCTTTTAAGTTCTTTACTGCCTGATTGTAATATATCGGGTGCAGCTCTGTTCCTATAAATTTACGCTTATTACGCAAAGATACAACGCCCTCGCTTCCAATACCTGCAAACGGGCTAAAAACCACGTCACCTACATTACTCCAAAGCTGAACTGCGCGTTCTGTGATATTTAACGGCATCGGACATAAGTGCTTTTCTGCTTTGTCATCTTTGGCGGCAATCACGTTTAAAACGTCAGTCGCTGGCATATCACCATCGCCTTGCCCGCTTTCTTTGTAATTCCACACATGCGCACAATAAGGTAACGCAATATCTTCATCATCCCTAAACGGGGCACGCCAACATGGACTAGCCAAGTCTTGCCATACAGAAAGCGGCACATTGCCCGCTGGGTGCACAACTGGCTTTATTAAATATTCTTGCCCTTCCTTGGCCCACTTTCTAAACACAAGCAAATACTCGGGCATTCCTACGCGGCAAAAGCTTGCATCGGCTTTGAAGTTCTTATACAGCAATCCATGCGCGTTTGTCTTTGCACGCTCTAATACTGGATCTCGGTATATCGTCACGCGGCAGTGGAAGTCAAAACCTTCCTCAATAAATAACCGTGTGCACATATCTGAAAACGGTCTTATTCCTGAAGTTCCGCGCTCGCTTGAGTTCTGATAATAAACCAAGTCTTTTACATGGATTGCAACCAATCTGCCTGCGCGCATGGTTCTGTAATGCTCTTTGACTAAAAAGCGATATTGTTCGATAAACTCCGCATCGGTTGCCACGTTGCCCATATCCGCAATGCTCTCTGAATACACATACAGAGAAGAAAACGGCGGGCTATACACTGAAAAATCAATGCAGTTATCAGGCAAATTACGCGAAAACAAAACGCAATCTGAATTGTATAGTGACCAGTTTTCCTCGATGTGTTGTGATATTACTTTATTTTCATCCATGTTAATTCCCTCCTAAGAAATTTGGTAGTTTAGGTAAAAAGTTTCCTTCATATTCATGCTTCACATGCTTTTTTAAAACTTCGCGCTTCATGGCCTCGGACATCTCGCGCTTCATTGTTTCATGGTCTTTAAGCTTGCGCTGTACAGCCCCGTAAATCTGGCTTTCGGTCGTAGCCATAACAATATGCGCATTGACTTCGTTCTTTTGACCAAAACGCCAAAACCTGCGCAATGCTTGGTAATATTGTTCGTAAGAGAACGACAATCCTACAAAAGCGGTATTGTGGCAATGTTGCCAATTCAACCCAAAGCCAGCGAGTTTAGGCTTTGTGATAAGCTTCTTGATCTGACCATTTGAAAAAGCAACGAGTATTTCTTCTTTTCTCTCAATTTTAAGGCCGCCGCGCAAATCTATGGCATCGGGAATAGCACGTTGTAATTCATCTGCTTCATAGTCCGTGTCGCACCATATCGCCCAAGATTCATTTGGCTTTTGTGCAACAAGTTCCGCTACCTTCTCAGCTCTGATATTTGCCGTTATACGCTTTTCATTATGGATAGAAGTCGCGCTCATTTCTGGTATTCTAAAAAGCGTATCTCCAGTGTTTTTTGTAATATCAGTTTCAACAATATGTTTAACCTGATTAAGCTTAGGCAATATAAAACCTTCGTCACTATAACCTAAATCTGAAGGCTTGGACGCGCATCTTGCCCACGACGCAACCCATGACCAAAAGTCACTCACGCCGTGATGTTTTACGCGGTATTTACCCATTTGTTTTTGATCGGCAATAAAGAAGCGCGCAAGCATTTCCGAACTATCCATAACTTCCAAAAATTGCGAGTGTTGCCCTAGTTCCATATGGTCATTTGGGGCAGGTGTTGCAGTCGCGCACAGCTTCCATCTATGACCGCTCCAGCCTTCCATAAGCTTTCTTGTTGTCGTTCCTGTATAATTTTTGATAATACTGGATTCATCAAGTATTACCCCTGCAAAGTCCTGCGGGTCAAATTTATGCATGTTGTCGTAGTTCGTGATGTTTATCCCGTTTTTAACCTGCGCAGGGTCACGAATAAATTGCACATCACAATCAATATCAAACTTCGCAGCTTCATTTGCATGTTGTTGCCCGACTGCTAAAGGTGCAAGCATTAAAACTGGCTTGTTTTCCAATCTGTTTACAATCCGCCCGTATTCAAGAGATACGATAGACTTTCCTAATCCCGTATCTAAAAACGCAGCACTTCGCCCTTGCCTAAGCAAAAAATCAACGCAATCGGCCTGATAGTCGAACAGGTTACTGTTTAACTCTGGAATGTCTTTCGCATCCATACCGCATTGAGGCGCGGCGATTTTCTTTGTTGCTAAAAATTCTTGATATTTCATATTACCCTCGTTTTTTATTACTGTATCATAATTTTATTAAAATAAAATAGGAACATATTCTATTAAAATTCCTCTACTCTCCAGCCCCCGCCTTCTTTTTTCGGTATCTTGTAAACTGCCTTAAAAACGAAAGGAAATTGATCTGCCGCAAGCCGTATTTTGACCTTCGCATCTCCTACCCATATACTTTTGACTTCGTGGATTTCCATTAAGTTATCGGCATTTAAAACGGCAAAATCAGGAGTATAAAAAGCGTTATCGGCAAGCCTGAATTTAATCCCCTCAAATTTAAACCATTTTATTTCACCCGATTGCAAAAGAGCATTGAGATGTAAAGCGTACTCGGCCTCTGTTTTGTTCATTTGGCCTTGTTTTAATCGGCCCAGAGCGTAGAAGTTTTTTTTCATGGTTAGATTTTAGAAGGGGATAGAATCTTCAAATTCATCTTGCGCAATCGGGGCTTGCGCTTGAAAGTTCGAACTGTATCCATTAGGGGTTGCGTTATCTGATTTCTCGAACTTATCAAGCATTGTTAATTCACCGCGATATGGTCGCAAAACAACCTCAGTGACATATTTCTTTTGCCCGTCTTGTTCCCAAGATCGAGTTTCTAACTGCCCTTCTATATAAACTTTTGCGCCTTTTTTAAGGTATTTTTCACATACGTTTACAATTCCTTGGTTGAAAATAACTACGCGTATCCATTCAGTGCGTTCTTTGCGTTCGCCGTCTTTTTTCCATCTCTCGGTTATTGCTATAGAAAGATTAACAACCTTATCACCAGATTGCATTGTGCGAACATCTGGATCTGAACCTAAATTTCCTATAAATTGACATTTATTAAGCATCTTAATCTTCCTTTATTATCCTTGCTTTATTTGGTTTATTTAAAATCCAATACCTTACAGTTCCAGAACCAAGACCAAGCTTTTTTTCAGCATCATTTTGACTGCTATATTCCTTACCAAGAACAAAAACCTTTTTTGCCTGTCTTGGTCTCGGATTTTTCTTTCCATACATTGGGTGGTTTTCTCCCGATCTCATCCTTCCTCTTTCTGCAGCTTCCCTCATATTTTCTTTATGAGTTCCTTGTCTAAGATGATCTGGGTTTACACAATTTTTATTGTCGCATGAGTGTAAAATGCACATGCCGTCAGAAATTTTCCCATTATGTAATTCATAAGAAAATCTATGTGCAGAAACATTCTTACCAAAAACTTTTATCCACCCGTACCCATTTTTATAAGTTGCACCAGTCCAAAACCAACAATTAGTCTCGGAGCAAACATTGATGCTTTCTAGGTATCTCAAAAACGGTGGTTTTTTCTTTGCCATATGTAAAGATACACATTTTCCCATGTGGTGTCAATTACCCATTATTCACCCAAAACAGATTTATAAAGTTCAAGCAATTCTTCAAACTCTCTTCTTTTTTCGTTATCCAATTTGCGCAATTTCACAATTTCACGAATGGTTTTTGTGTCAAATCCAACGCCTTTTGCCTCCGCATAGATTTCTTTAATGTCCTCGGCTATCGAAGATTTCTCCTCGCTCAAACGCTCAATTCGCTCGATAAATGACTGTAGTCTTTCTTTTGCAATTTCCATTTGTAATCTCCTTTTTTAATTTAATAACTTATTTTAACATGAGGTATTTTGCCTTTTGCAATTGCCTCAATTATCATTTGAGCGGCATCTTCAAAAGCAATTCCGTCACCAGCTTTTAAAATTTCATACATTGCTTTTTTCGCTTCATTGTTAATGGATTTTTTATGTTTTAAATCCGACTCTCGTTTTGCAATAATATCTAACTGGGCTTTCTTTTCATCTTCGATGCGCTTACGCTCTAATTCAATAGCTTCCTGCTTTTCACGTTCCGCCTGTTCTTTTGCAAGTTTAGCATCATTGGCGGCTTTTTCTTCGGCTGCAACACGGTCAGCTTCAGCTTTTAATGCGCGTTGTTCAGCTTCGAGTTTTTCACGCTCAATACGTTCATGTTCTTCTTTTGCTTTGGCCGCTGCTTCCTGTTTTTCACGCTCTGCTTTTTCCTCTGCTTCACGGCGGGCTTTATCCGCTGCTTCTTTTTTTAAAGCCTCTTCACGCTCAAGGCGTTCGCGATCTTCTTTTTCTTTGCGAAGTCTTTCCAACTCTGCCCGTTCATCATCCCGTTTTTTTCTGTCATCTCGCATCATCGTAAGTTTAGATAAAACCAATTCATGCGATTGCTTTGCTTGATCTAAAAATTCATCCCATTGGCGATTTAAAATACTATCAATTTTCACAATTCTTGCATCAATAATTTCAATTTCAGGATCATTCACATCAAAATTACAGCCGTTTTTAATTTCATTTATTGCGTTATTATGAGATTCAACGCGCTCTTTTTCTCTGTTTTCAAAGTCAGTCAACGGCTTGCGAAATTCTTCTTTTAATAAATCCAATTCATCACGTATTTTTTTACGTTCAGCGTCAATAACGTCACATATTTTTTTGTGCTCTTCTTTTAATTCCTTTCCTTTATTGTCAAGAGCTGTTTTGGAAGTCGCTATTTTATGCGCTAAAGAAGCAATTTCTTTTCTGCCTTTAGGTGTTGTCACATCGGTCACGATAGATTTTACACGATCTTTTATCTGCGCCAAAATATCATCTGCACCGCCATGCTTAAATACATCTGCAATTTGCTTTTCTTCGTATAGAATTACGTCTGTAGTCATTAAAATTCTCCTTAGTTTTCAAGTTTATTTCGTTTTTCCAAAATTATAATATCAAGGCTTTTCTTGACCTCTGGATATTTTGAAAGCGCAAATATTAATTTTGAGTTTGCTTTTATCCAATTTTCAAAATCGTCTTTAGTTTCAAAAAGCTCAATTTCTATTTTCGCCTTTGAAAGCCATTGCATTGCTTTTTCCTCTTTTTCTTTGTCATCCTCGCTCGGCTTGTAATGTTCGACTTTGTAAGGGCGTTTGACATTGCGAGAGTACGTAAGCATAAAGCGTTCATCGTCTTTCATGTGCGACATTGCTTTAATGCGTATCCCTCCGACTTCCTCACCTGCCCATTTAACGCTCGGATCACGTTCTAAAACCATACATCTTCCAATAAATTCGGCAGGATTGCTTCCCCATTTTAACTCGATAACACGGCGCATAGATTTACACGGCTTGTAAGGCTTTCCGTTGTCGCCTTCATAGTAAATAACGCCGCTTTGTTCTGCCTTCAAATCAACCTTCACATCTCTGATTTTAATAATAAGATCAGTGCTTATTAAATCATCTGCATTTAATTGATCTGACTTTGCTTTTGTTGTGAGTGACCAGTCCATTTTTAATACCCTCGTATATATTTAGAAATTGGAAAGTTTTTAATTTTTTCGTTGTAAATCTCAATATTTTTTTTGATGCATTCCTCAAGATTAAAAGCAGCTTCAACAATCTTTTCTTGAATTTCCCGATCTGGTTCAACGGTATAAATACGCATTGGCATCCCATTAAAAAAAGAGCAAAAATCTATAAATTCAAGGTTCGCAACAAGCATTCCTGTTTGCAGTTGCATCATCGCACTTTTTGGCATCTCATCTTCGATTATCTCTTTGACATGCTTATGTTTTTCAGGGCACTTGATTTCAATTCCGCCGTTTTTATCAACAAGCAATCCATCAGGCGAATATCCGATTGTTACATCATCAAAGCTTCTTGTAATAAAGCCAATCTCCCGCACCTGATGACGCTTTTCAGAATATAAATCACGCGCAAATGGTTCAAACGTATTGCCGCGCTCCATGTGAAAATTAAACGGTTGCTCTTCAATCGTGCGTGTAATGCGTTCCGCAACCTTTTGAAAGACAATGGCGCGGCTGTCATCGTTATTTGCAACCTTCCCAGTCGGCGTTATAAGCTTGTGAACTTCGCTTGCGGTTAAAATGCCTAAACGCAAATTTAACCATTCGTCAGTTCCTTGGATTACTTCCCAGTGATATTTTGGCGCAGAGATTTGCATCTTACTTCTCCCTCGTTTTGTGTTTGACAAAATGAAAATATTATATAATCTTGTAATAGTCAATAACAATTTATAAAATTAGGAATGGAAAGATCAAAAATGGATAAAGAAATTTTTTCTACAAAAGAAGCATCTGAATTTTTAGGAATTTCAGAGTCTAAGCTTGCTCAAATGCGATGCAATGGAACATCTCCACCTTACTCAAAACCAACGGGAAAAATTTTTTATTTTAAAGAAGATTTAATTAATTGGCTAAACGATCACAAGCAAAAAATTAAGGGAAAATTTTAATGCATAGAGGTTTTATAAAACTTCATCGTAAAATGCTAGATTGGGAATGGATCGGTTGCCCTGATACTTTATCACTTTTTATTCACCTTTTGTTAAATGCCAATTATGAAGATAAAAAGTGGAAAGGAATAGATGTGAAACGTGGTCAAATCGTTGCTGGCCGTGCATCTTTGGCCGAAAAAACAGGACTTTCGCAACGCACCGTCCGAACTTCACTAAAAAAGCTAAAAGCGACCAGCGAAGTGACCATCAAAACGACCAATAAATATTCAATAATTACAATAACTAACTGGGAATTATATCAATCAAACGACCAGCAAAAGGCCAACAAACGACCAACAAACGACCAACAAACGACCACACCTAAAGAAAGTAAAGAAAGAAAAGAAAGTAAAGAATATATAATAGGGCTTCGCCCTAATGATGTTCCAGAAAGTTTGTGGAATGATTTTCTTAAAATCAGAAAAGAAAAAAAAGCACCAATGACAAAAACTGCTTTAAATATGATTCAAAAAGAAGCAAATAAAGCTGGAATGAGTTTAAATGAAGCACTGCAAGAATGCTGCAATAGAGGATGGCGGGGATTTAAAGCCGATTGGATGGATAATATTTTAAAACAACAAGGAAAAGGAAGTGGACATAATGGAAGATATACAGCAGATGACGCATTACGCGAAGCAATCGCAGAAGTTGAACAAGAAAACTCAAATAATACACTATATCCGTCAATGCTTTGCATCGATGAATAGCTATGGTCTTACGGCCGAAGATTTAAAAATGCGTATGCTTACCATGGCAGAAGACCTTAGTTCTTTTGATTTAAAGGAACTTGATGAGGCTTTCACCAGGTGGCGCAGAGAAGAAGATATAATACCAACAGCTGCAGCAATTCGAAAGATTTGTTATGCAATACGCGATTCTAAAAAAATGGCAAATAGATCAAGTTTTGTTCCGAAAACAAAATTTTATCAAGTTGTAAGAAGATTAACAAGCGCGTATGACGGCGAACTTCTTGAAGAAAACTACGACAAAAAAAACCATAAATCAAGAATGGAACTTGAAGATCATTATGGTTTTCCTGTCCATATTGCTTATCGTCCAGATTATATTAAATCTGAAAATTAAGCGAAAAAAACCCCTCTTTTTACGGAGGGGAAGTTCTATGTCTTAAGGTAGATTAAAATTATAACTCATCCGCAAAATGAAAACAACATGTGTTTGTGTAATCCACGATCCGCAAGCGCACGATTTAAAGCCTCGCGGGATTCTAATTCAGTCGGGTAAAAACTCACACTCACGCTTTCCATTCCTACCTCACACGCAGCGGCCCAACCTTCCGGGCGTTGGGTGAAATAATAACTGGCGTTCGTCATCGTATATCCTCATCAATAACTGGTAATTCAAAACTACTCCCCATATCAGGAAGCGCATC